TAGGGCTTGTTGGTTAGCACCAAACTTATCAAAAGGTTTTCTTTCTGGAACAATATCTAAATCTCTTAACGTATCTAACGTGGTTTCATATTTACTTTTAATTCTTTCTGCTTCTCCTCCATTAAAAAATTTTTGTACGGGGACAAAACCAGATGTAATACCAACGCCACGAGAGGACACTGGTCCTCCTCTGTTAAATAATTTTCTTTTATAAATACTCATTAGCCCATCAACGCTCCAAGGCCCGTGCCAATAGATCCTATAGCACCTGCCGCTTGTAAGAACGGATTACCTTGAGGCATTGGTGCAATAGTTTGTTGAGCTGTGCCTGAGCCTGGTGTTACTTGTTGTAATGTTTGAGAACCAAATGATATTCTTCTAAACGGCTCCATCATTTGATTTAACTGATTTTGATAGTCAGTGCCTAATTGTGTTTGAGCTAGTTGTTGCTGTAGACCGCCAATACCTAAAAGTTGACTTACATCTTGTTGTCCAAGCTGTTGTTGTTGAGCTCCTAATCCAGCCATGGTACTACCGATTCCACTTGTTAATTTACCAATGTTAGCAAATCCTGCTGCTTGCTGTGCTCTTTGTTGATTAGCGGCTGCTGCTTGCGCTTGAGCCTGTTGAAAGTTTCTAGATAAATCTTCAAAAATTCTTCTTGATCTTAGATCTTGCGCATTTCTAGCTAGCTCTGATTGTTGAATACCAAACCTACTGCCACCAAATGCACCCGCCTTAACAGCTTGACCAGCTAATTGATTTTCAGCCATGGCAGCTTGTCTATCTATTTCTTTAACAGCTTCTTGTGTCACTGCCTGTTGATAAGGATCCATGAACTGCTGTGCTCTTGACGGATCGAAGTTCATCTGTCTTAGTGCATCTGCACCTGCAGCGGCTGATCCTAGGCCCGCGGTTTGTGCTGCCTGACTAGCTTGTAAAAAAGGTTGAAACGCTCCAATACCTTGAAAGGCTAAGTTCATTGCAGCTTCTTGTGTCGGACTAAATCCTGCCACCTGTTGCTGTGGTATTGTCTGTGGTAATTGTAAAACACCTTGCGCTTGTGGTGTTCCAAATAAAGTGTTTAATAATTGTTGTTGTCTGTCGCTGATATACTCAGGGACCTTAGTAGTTACGATTTGTTCTTGTGTTGCCATTATGCTGACCCCTCTAGTCTATCCATCATCTGATACATTCTCTTTGCGCCTTCGCGACGGTCTCCTCCGCCTGCACCCCTGACTGCTTTAGCCGTCATGACAAATTCTCCGTCGCTTAGCATTGCGGGGATATCGTCACTTGTTTCGGTCCCTGGACCGAGAGACATGCCCCCTTGTCGTAAATCTGTTACTCCTCCACCTTTAGCTTTTCCCTGTGGGAATAAAACGTCACTCATTGGAAATATTTGTTCGTCTGTTATACGCGGTGAAAAAGGTTTTGCATCAGGAGAATCATCCTGACCTTCTTTAATTAATAAACCTAACGCTGTCGTTAAAGGTATACCTAATCTCAACATGTCTGCAATATTTAAACCACCTGGACCACTAGTTTTACCTATTAAATCAGTAATTCTTTCTTGTTGATCACTATCTAAAACACTATAATTAACACCATATAGTTCATTTGCTAGTTTATTTACTCCCTCTGCTGTAGATTTTTTACCACCAAATAAACCTTCTCCGCTAAAGAATTTACCGCCACTACCTATTAATCCAGATTTATCACCTTCTCCTAAGAAAAATTGTTTTAACCCCTCTTTACTAAATAAATCTCCAAGTCCGACTGCAGCTGCTTTGTCTTGACCTAATATATTCAGAGCTTGACCACCGCCTAATCCTGCAATGCCTGGACTTCTAAATCCACCTAGTCCACCTGATATAGCTCCACTCACTCCACTACCGATACCACCAGCAATAGCTCCTAAGAAAGGATTACCAGTTGCAAGTCCTACGATAGGACCTAAGAACTGTTCTAAATCACCAGGTATTGCTTTTCTAATACCTTTAACAATCTTTTTTAAAAAGAACTCTGGCTGACCTGTAACTGGATTGATAGAGTTTAGTTCATTACCGACAATGTATCGACCAGGCTCTATGCCCATGTCTACCATTGTTTTGAATAATCTTTTCTTTAATACTGGGTTTCTGTCTAATACTTCCATGGGCACAACAGTTTCACCCTCTGCTGCATGCACCATATAAGTATCTTCATAACGACCTAATCCTCCCAGTGAGGATACGAAACTTTTAAATTGGTTTAGTGACTCAAGTCCCTGCATATTATTATGTTGTATCTCCAAATATATCTAAGCTGTTTACCATGACAGCGACATCTCTTTTGATGTGTTTCTCTTCTGTGGAAGTTGCAGGATCTTCGACGTCGGCCAATGCTTCTTTTTCATTAGCGTATTCTTTTCCTGTTTGCGTATTAGTAATAGTAATCTTAGTTTCGACAGGTAAGATCTTAATACCCTCACCCGCTAATACGGTTTCATCTTTTTTTATACCCATTTTCCCATCCTTTTGCAATATAATAGTTTTAACATTTCCATCTCTTTCTAGCCTGTCTTAACCTTGAATTAGGGTCTTTTGCAGCCTTTGGAAACTTCTTCATTTGTCCTGCGCTTCTAGCACAAAAAGACTTTCTTCTTTTTGCAGCTTTACTGCCAGGTTTTACTTTACCTGTAACAGCAGTCTTAAGCTTTGATCCAGGATTATCTCTGCGATATTTAGCAACACCAGCAGCAGTCATACCTGCTCCTTTGTCCGTGGCTCTAAAATACTTTTTAGTCTTTGGTGGTTGTTTATCTCTTTTTCTTGCCATGTTTTTTTCTTATCGCTTCTTTTGCTCTCTTTGCAATTCTTGCTTGCTCTGCTTTACCAGATACTTTACTTCTTTGCTCAACCACAGTAAGTATTTGAATTTTTCTAGCAAACGGTTTATTAATTTTTTTGACCTTTGCAACCGTGCGCCTCGCGTCAGCAGGAGTTGCGTATTTAATAGATACAGTGTCCTTAGGGTTTTCATCTGTATATAATCTTCTACCTGATCCTTTAGGTTTCTTTCCAGTCCCTTTTTTAGGATCTTTTCTTTTTGCCATTTTTTATTACTGTTTTTAAAGTTTTAGCTTGGCTTGCATGAAGTTTAGAAGCTTTACTAAGTCCTTTTATTACTTTTTTTATTTTTTTTCTTTTTTGATTTTTCAACACCTTTTATTACTCCTTTATTTTTTGAAGCGTAGAAAACAGCTTCGGCGTCTTTGCCGTAAGTCTTTTTCATAGACTTCATAATTTTCTTACCCTTTACGTTTAGTGGCACTTTTTTTCCTCTTTGCAAATGTAGCAACATTAGTTGGCTTACCGCCGACTCCTTGTGCTTTTGATCTCTTTCTAGACACAGCGGATTTTATCTGACCTTTAGTCATACTAGCAGCTTTCGCTCTTGGGACACACTTAGGATACTTTCGTTTGGCATCTTTCTTTTGTTTAGATCTACCGCACTTAGCAAAACCTCCACCTTTCTTCTTTGAACCGATGTCGACCCAGTCCTGCTTAAACCACTCTTTTAATCCGCCTTTTGACATTAAGCTACTTTTTTCTGTTTTGGTTTTTTAGTTACTTTTCTTTTATTTGCCATAATTGCACCACAACCTTTTGCAATACCACCTTGAGAGTAACTAGATACTTTCTTACGATCTTGTGATATTTTATTGTAATCAATCATGCCACCCATAGCTTTCTTAGGACCTTTAAAATCCTTACGCTTAACGCCACTAGGATCTTTAATTTTCCCTGCACAGATTTTAGATGCATAGGCATTAGCGTACGCTGACGGATAGACTTTGAATTTCCGCTTCGCTGCCGCTTTACCTCTTGGACATAACTTAGTCATTACTTTTTACCTTTCACTGTCATGGCAGCTCTTTTAAAGTTTGCTGCTGTCGGAGCACCTTTGGCACCTTTCTTTCGCATTTTGCCACCACGTTTTCTTTTAGCATGTATATTTGCGTAAAGACCCTTTCTCATTACTTCTTACCTTTTTTAGGTTTTTTCATACCTTTTTTCTTAGCGGCAGTGATAATGTCACCTCTTGTTATTTTATTAGGATCTCCGTACATAGCAGCTAACTTTTTATTCTTCATAACTTTTTTAGGTGTGCCGCCTTTTTTATACATCATACCGCCACCCATCATTTTTTTAGCTGGTTTTTTTGTTTTCTTCATAACGTCTCCTATCTGTTAGATATCTCTAACACACTTATGATTATGCTCAGATCATTAGCGTTTTCTGCCTGAGCTTTTATTATTTCTGACTCTTTTGCTATTAGTGGAGCGGGAGCTGCCACAGAGCTGTCAGACGTATCCTGCGCCATGTTACCTGTCGCTAGAATCTCTTGAGATCTTTTAGCCTCTATTGTTCGATCTTTTTCTATAGTATAACTTACACTGTCAGTATCTACAAGAGTTACAGATATATTACAATCATTACTTGTATCCTCATTTGCAACACGAATGGACTTAATTATAGCAGCTTTTTCTGCTGGCACAGTATATATTGTTGTTAAATTAGTATTAGCCAACTTTGCTTTATGGTTTGTATATATATTAGACATTTAGGATAGAAAAAATGAAAGCCTTTCTTCTTCTTCTTTTAATGTTTCTGGAACATAAGTGTTATTTAAAACAAATATAACTTGTTCTAAAGTTTGAATTAATTGGGATACCTGCTCTCTGCTGTATTCTTCTGTTGCCTCTGGCAAACGTGGTGTTACAATTTTAGCCATTAGACTCCTCTCATTCCATCTGGTTTCATGTCTAGACGAAGAGTTCCGTATCTCCACTTATCATCAACGTCACCACTAGATATTCTAACTGCGATTTGTCTACCTCTTATTCTAGTATCTTTTTTAGTGGTGCTAGTTTCTACCTCAAAAGGTCCATGTGATTTTTGACTTGCAGTTGGATAAGGTCTTGTTTTCATAGTGACATCAACATTACCCACTTGATTTTTAAAATCAGGAATAAATCTAGAAATCGACATAAAATTATCTCCGTCTGCTATGTCAATGTCTCCAGACTCGATATGATTTGCCATGGCTGCACCATCGTCATTGCTCCCTGTTTCGTGAAGATAAACAAAAGTTCTACCAGCTTTTAATCCATTGATTGTTGTTATTGTATCAGTTGTATCAAAAGATTCAAACTCAGCAGCATAGGGCACTTCATAAACACCATAATCTGCCCAAGCACTTCTAGCCAAACTTCCTATATACCAAAGATTTTCTGCATAATTATACGCCACCATTCTATCTATTTGATCAGAGTTAGCTGAGGCATAGAACCAAATAACTTCGTTATAATTAGAATTAGATGAACAATACACATCTTGTTTTGCGTTTTGATTTATGTCATCAAAAACATAGTCTTGAACACTACAGGGTATTTTTTTAACAGCACCATCATATAAGAAGAAAGAATCATTACTCATCCAAAAAGAATTACCAGATACATCAACTGCTGCATTGATACCTACGGCCCCACAATTAGAACCGATTTGTTTAAAACCAAATGTTAAAGGTGCACCAATAAATTGCATTTGATACAAAGCTGTATCTGTCCAGATCATAACAGCACCTCTTGATCTTACAGCCGTATTAATTTGATTACCGTCAGTCAATCTAAAAGATCCAGCTGTGTTAGTTGCTGTTGGTGTCCAATCACTTGTTGATTCTTGATCAGACCATCTAATAAACATATTGTCTTGTGTGGATGTTGTGCCGATAGTTGTTTCTGTGCCAAGACAAATAACATGTCTATCATCACCAGAAACAATCATGTATCTAGATTTAGTAGGAGCACCGCTCACCTCTGTTGTGCTAGCTCTATTACTTGATAATCCTGATGAAGTGTCCCAGTAAAATAGACCACCATTAAACTGTAAAGCTAATGCATCTTCACCCCAGTTATCAAGGGCCCATTTAGCGGATTCCAATAACACACCTTCTCCACCAGTCAAACCTTCACGAGTGGTATTCCATGTGCTTGTGTTCCATGTACCTGCGCCCCAACCATAGCCAAAAAGTGCCACTGCAGCTCCTGTGTTTGTTTGATAACTTGCATTAGCTGTAGCTCCTGTAGCACTACTTGATGCGTTAGCTGGGGCTTGTATAGTGTATGTGTTAGAACTAGGCACTGTCAAGATCTCAAATTCACCTTGTAGGTTAGCTTGAGTCAATCCTCCCACAGCACCACTAACACTAGCTATCGTTACAAAATCTCCAATTAAAGCACCATGACTTGCGTCTGTTACAGTAACTGTTGAGGATCCACTGGTTGTTGCAAATTGAGTTATGTTACCAGTCGCACTAGAACGAATAGGAGTTATGTCTGCATAATTATCGTCAGAGTAAGCGTATAATTTTTTATTAGTTCCATAGATAATATATTTGACGCCGCCTAAATCAGAATAAGTAAGTATTGCTCTAGTAGCACCGACTAAGGCATCACTAGTTACTTTTTCCCAACCACCTATTTTTTCTGGTAAACCATAACGAAAACGCACGTTGTCGCAATCTACCCATTTACCCTCAGCACCATACTCAGTATTTTGTTTATCTATACCTGGCGCTATTTGTAATTTTGTTAGCGGCATACAATTCCTTACACGGCAGAATCATAAATTCTAATGTAACGATC